TGTTGTGAGACTACCTTTGCGTTAATACCTTGAGCATTTGCTGTATTAACAACCTTTTCCATATTTTGACCTATTTGATATACTGAAAATCCTGCATCCTTAAATGCGATTGTTAGTTGTTTAATACCAACACCAGTAACCTCGGTAGTTGCATATAATTTTTCGTAAGATTGACTCGTTAAAATTATATTACGATTTAAGCCTTCACCAACACCTTGTGCTATTGCCGCTACATTTTCTAGTTCACCACCCATCAGTTTGACACTTGTTACAGCATCAGCCATAGAGGCTTTCAACTCAACAATCCTATCTCTACCAGTACCGAACGATTTAAGGACATTAACTGCGGATGTTTCATACTCTTTTATTGTTTTATCTATTTGCGAAGCCATAAAATTGGTTGCAAATTGTCCAGCAATAGTTTCAGCATACTTACCGAAGGCCTTAAATATATCATCAAAATTTTTGTCGTCTGCCATTATTTTAACGTTTACTATAAATACACAAAAAGACTAATTTTTGGATTAGTCTTTCGGTGTGTTATATTCTATAATTGAATTAATTAAATATTTTCTTGCATAGGTTGGCATTATTAAGAAATCACTCCAAGATGTCATTAAGTACTTTGCCATTATGTAATAATCATCAAGAAGGTATTTTCTATGATTAGAAGAAAGGACGAAAAAATTCAACCCCAAAAGTAACATCGAAGGTTACTTTTTCTCCTGAAGGGGCTTGAAGTGTTTTGGTTAGTTCTAATGATGGTTGATTTTCTCTAATGAAATTTCTTATGTGTTTTGAATCTGCTATTGGTAAACTTTCTATTGTTAAAGCGATATTTGTTCTGTCAGTATCTCCATTCATCTCTTGAATCATTTTGTTCAATCTCCAAGTAATCTTTGGTGCTACTCTTCCTACAGGATATTGTTCAACCATTTTATCTAATTCAACAATTTCACCATATGTTAATGGTTTAACTTTTACTACCATACCAGTCTTAGGTAAAGTTGTTGTCAAAAATCCATTTTCATCTGGTTTTTCTTTTGTTTGTCTAATTTTTAATTCATCTAATAATAAATCAGCAACGAAAGGTCTGTTAGTGGTTGGGTCTGTTAATGTTACTTGGTATTCAGGACCGAAAGCAGTATTTCTCAAAAAAATTAAAATAGCTTCAATATCACCCTCCAACAATTCTTCGGGTCTTAAGTCTGGTTCGTATATTTTATTTCTTAATAAAGTTAATATAATATTAGCCCCATTCAATTGAGTTCCACTTGCCAAAAAATTTTCATCACTTGCGGTCAAATAACCAACTTTGATTGCTTTCTTTTTTGATTTATAGAAGATTCCTTGTGATGGTAGAGGTACTAAATCATGTGGGAGACTAAAATTCGCTTGTCCAATTTCTTCGATATTCATGTTAATTTTTTCTTACATAATAAAAAAAAAATCCCAAATGTACATAATACATTTGGGAAATATAAGTTATAGTATTTTTTTTAGTAAACTAAAATACAACGATCCATTCTTAAGTTAATACTGATATCAGCTATGGCATCTGTGTTGTAACCTAAAGAACCAAAGTCGGCACTTGTCATAAAACAACCTTCAAGAATCCATTTTTCTACTACTACACCAGTTGGGTCTAACATTTCCAAATCAACGTTTTTCTTGTAACCTGCAGCATAACCCATACGACCAGTTACTGATTCAGCACATAAACGAATCCATTCCATAATTGCTTGAGATGCAGAAGGTCCGATAGGGTCTCTTAATTTTACACCAATTTCATTCCATTCAAATCTACCAGCAACATATGTTGAAGTATTCAAGAAAGGTATTGCTACGGAATTAACTTTAATTGAGGGTCTTTTAGCAGTTTCAACAAACCACTCGTTAATACCCAAAGATGATGGAAACCTCATAATAAACCTATTCTGTCTTTTCGGTTCATAAGGTACCGGCATTTTCATCAATAAATCAGCCATATTTTATAATTTTTAATTTTTATTCTTTATTTATATAAATATCCTATTTCAATTTTTTTTCTATTTACTTTTATAAATAAAAAAATTATTATTCTAGAACTAGTACTAGTTAATTAATAATTATTTATTTAATTAAATTATAAATAATATTTCTTATTTTATTTTCTAGTTGTAATTCATTATCTGGTTTATAAAGTCTTTTCTTACCTCCATGTGTTGAATAAATTTTGATATCCTTCACACCTTTACTCATAGCTTGAATATTTCTTGGGTCATCATCTGAAAATCCTATCATAGGTACAAATTTATTACCGATTTCATTTTCTATTTTTTTGGATAGTCTAATGTTTAATTTGTCCGCTTGAGCTTGAACATATCTCTTAAATTCATTCATAGCTTGAATTTTAGCAATTTCAGGGTTTGTAGCAGAACCTTCACCGAAAGAAACTGGATAAAATCTACACATTTTCAGATATTTAATTATTTCAGTTTCCTTATCTTCTGGCGTTTCACCAGCATTTTCTCTCATTTTGACTAAAGAATTATATAATTCGTCAGAATCTATACCACCTCTATTTGAATCAATTAGTTTTTTAACACCTCTCATCAAAGTCATTGGATTGTGTCCCCTTGCTGTTATTATTGAAAACAACGAACCATTATTAATAGCTTCCACGAAATCAGGCCACGCAGCATCTACTGCAAGCTTTGCTGACATTACATCTTGTAAAAACTTTTTATCCCCATCAGTTTTGAAATCTCTGAATGGATTAGGTGCAAAATCAACTATGGTAAACCCATTATAATCAAAAGGTTTTTTTCCTATTTCAGTACGATATTCAGCAAATTCTTCTGTACCCATACCAACCTCTTCACCATCGTCATCCAATAAGTAAATCTTAGTTGGCATATACATCAAATTGTCATCCCAATCAAAAGCATAATACTTAACCGGAATTTCTCTTTCTTCTATTTCTCTTAAAATTCTTATTATGTTTGTTCTCATACTAATAAATATATCTTAATTAAAAAAAGGGGGGATTGTTGTCCCCCCTTTATGAATTACACATTTTATTAAATGTTTTCGAATGATGCACCTGTTGGAGTTATATAGAATGTAATATCTATGAATTCCAAAGATTTTGTTGGTTTGATGTAGATTTTACCAGTCAATTGGTTTCTATCTAAATCAGCAGGGTCAGAAGAAACTGTTACACGGAAATCATATAAACCTCTATCTCTTCTTATTGCATCCAAGATTGGATTAACCGCATCTAAGAAATCTTGTCTTACTTTAGCATCGTTTTGTTCAAACAATAATCTTACAGAAACTGCTGATATAAGTTTACGAGCTTGAAGTAACAATCTTCTTACATTAATTCTATCTAAAGCAGATTCTCTAACCTGAAGAGTTTTGTTACCCCAAATTACAGTTCCTACATCAGAGAAAGTTGCAATCGGATTGATTCTACCTTTGTATAAAGTATCTCTATCTTCTTGTGTTAGTTTCTTTCTTGCTTTAATTCCATTAACAATACCACGAGTATAACCCGCTGCAGCGAACCAAGGGAATGCTATATTATCAGTTAATGCCAAGTTTCTACAAACCTCAGCTGTTGGTGGGATATACAATTGTGTATTATTAACCGTATCTCTTGTTAACACCCAAGGGTAATAAGTTGCTGTATAGTTTGAGTCAATACCTGTTGTATCTAAGTTATCAACAGCTTCTGTAGGATAAATTAAATCCAAGTTGTCAGTAGTTGTTGGTACAAACATATTATAGTCAGGTGTAGTACATATGTAAATTGAGTCCGCTCTATCAAATTCAATCATTTCGATTGCTGATTCAACAAGATTAGAATGATTTATGTAATCAATACCTGGTGTTGTGAATACATTTATATTTACAGCTTCAGGGTTAGCAAAAGTTTGTTGACCTAACAAGTAAGCGTAGTAGTCAGTGTTAGCAAAGTCTTGTCTATTGTTACCAACAGTGATACGTTTGAAAGCACCGAAACCATCAGCTGTTGGGTATCTAATAGATGTACAAGCACCTTTCAAATAACCGCTTCCACCCAATCTAAATCTGTCAGTATTTGTTCTTGATTCTCTGTAAATGTCCCATCCATCAAAACCACCATTTACAAATAAAGTAAATTTACGTGCAAATAATCTGTAGTATGGATTTGATTCACTATCAGGATCTGTGATAAATGGTGCTGAACCAACTTGGAAAGCAGGTGTACCACTTGTTGTATAAATGTTAGGTATTGTAATAGCTGAAGCATTTATATCCATATGGAAACCTTGAGTTCTAAACGCCCAATTTTCACCTGAAGTATCATTACAAACATCTAAAGGAACTTGTTTACCTTTATAACCGAAGAAGTCAATATCGTATCCAAGTGTGTCTGATAAACCTAAATATGTTCTTCTTACATTGTCACCAGCACTTCTTGTTGCATCATCAGCACCTGAAGCCAATCCGAAAGGTGGGTTATAAATAACTTCACCAGGGAAATCGTACTTAGTTTTGTATATTGGGAATGGTGATTTAACTCCAGCATATTCTCTGAATGAATAACCTTCGAAACCACAAGGAAGAGCATCAATTGGAGCATCCTCATTGATTTGAATCATTACATATTTAGAGTTCATTTGGAATTCTCCATCACTTGTACCTATTTTCTTAGCAATGAAGCTATTTTCATTTGGATTCATAGTACAATTTGTAAATTTCTCAATTACAACTGGATTAGAATCGTTATCAAAGAAATCTCTTACTAACACATCGAATGTACCATTGCTGAAAGAAATGTTTGCAATTGAAATTTTAACTTCAGTGTTTGCTGCATCACCATCAGATATTGTAATAAACTTAAATAAGTTGAATACTTTATTACCTCTTAATTCGGAAACAACCCAAGGAGATTGTGGTGATTGATATTGTTCCATATACCAACCAATAGAAGTTGAATCACCATTTCTCGATTCAGGTAATGCTGTCAAATCACAACTGATACCTCTGATGTATCCTTTTCTGTAACCATAGTTTAATAAAGTTTGGAATCTTTCTTCTAAGAATAAAGGAACAACTGTTCTTGGTTTTGCAAAGTTAGAATACCCAAATACTTTTCCTATGTAATTTACATTAGAATTTGAGAATGAAGTCTCAAAGAAATATGTGTCACCATCTTTACTTGTAACGTTTACACCAAACGTTGAGAAAGGATTTTTGGTGACTGCCGAGTATGAACCTGAACAATCAAGTGTTACATCATTTAAGTCATTAACCTCGTAAACAGCACCATTATCATTACTATATGTTGCAATACCTCTTGAACGAAGTGTAGCGATAACCAAGTCATCATAATTTGTGTAAGAATTACCCGTGTAAACATAAATTTCACCTGTAACCTGACCAGTGTAACAAAAAGTTGTTGTACCTGATTGTATTGTACCAGTGTTACCACCTGAACAAGCATTACAAGGGTCATTTATTGTAACATTTACTGTCCAAGCTGAAGTAGCTGTTAAATCATCAGATACAATAGTATAAGATTTAGTTAATGCACTGAAATTTACATTATTTGTTATTGCTGATTGCACAACACCACCACTTGTCACACCACTCAAAATTGGATTAGTACATGCACTGAATGTTACAGTCATCGCTGAGTAGTCTGCCGTAGTTGCTGTAGATGGTAAACAAACACTAATCACATTTGTATTATAATTTATTGACGCTGTGATTGCACTAATTGTTGTTGAACTTACGGAATATGAATAGAACGATGCACAATTTGATAAAGCAGATGTTTCTGTAAGACCAGTGATTACACTATAGAAAGAGTAACCTGAGTATTCACCACCACCAATATTATCGAATGTTGCGTAGTACCAAGAATCATTAATTGATGCTGTATAATCCGCTAAATCAGAACTAACATTATCAACCCCAAACACATTAGTTTCAGCTGAATAACCAGCCGCGACTAGTGAGTTGTAGTCCGAACCTGAAATTGTACCGAAATAATTAATAGAAGAAGCTGAACTTGATGGAGTACTTAAAACTCCTGAAATTTGTGTCTTCAAATCGTCTGAAATTACTGATGTAGTACCATTGAATTGTTCGTATGGTAAATTGAAGTCTGACGATAGAAGTGATGGAATTGAACTTGTAAATGAAATTGTACCAACACTATTAGTACAACCTGTGAAGTTAATACTATAATTTACTATAGTGTAACCAGTACAAGTAGTTACACAATTACCTGAAGTAAAACCTGAACATTCAAATCCAACTGTAGATTGATCAACGTTAGCAACTGTTGTGATAGACCAAGAAGGTCCTGCATCATACCCTGACAAACCAAGTATTCTTGTTACGAATAATTGATTAGATTGTTGTAAATATGCTTTGGCAATGTAGGATGCCTCATATTTGGGTATTTGTGTGTTTATAAATTTTTCTGGGGAAGTACCACCAAAAAAAGCTGTGAATTCGTCAAAGTTTCTGATGAAGATAGGTTCGAAAGCGGGACCTTTTAGAGTCTCACCTACAATACCCAACGTTGTAACACCAACACTTTGTGACACAAAGCTTAAATCAACTTCGGATGTATAGACACCTGGTGATACGAAAACTTTTGTATTTGCCATTTTTTTTTAATGTTTAGTAATTTATTTATTACATAAATATTAGTCAAAAAAGTAAAATACTTTACTTCACGGTATGTATATGTAAATTGAGTAGACTTTTTTCTACCTTTTTTCTACTATGGATAAAGGCAACAAAAAAATTAAAAATCTAAAAATATCAATAGAGGTTCACGATATTCTTAAACAATATTGTGAAAAGAATGGTATTAAAATGTATAGATTTTTGGAACGTTTGTTAGTTGAAAA